TCTGTTTCTTGTAATGTGTGAGAAGCTGCCATTTCTGCGATTGATGATAATCTTTTTGCAGTTTCTTTTAATGATTGTTGTTGATAAAGTGATTTACCAATTTGATTATAATTTCTCAATGCTTCTGCAACTTGTTTAGAAGTAATCTTTTGTGTTGGTGTTTCACCATATTTTTCTTTAACGATTCTTGATAAAGAAGTATATCCACCACCTATTGCTGGTGTTGAAACTACCCCACCGACTAATGAGAAGTTTTCTTTGATTAATTTTTTTAATTTAGCCATTTTGTTTTCTCCTTGTATATAAATATTATCTTGTTCGTTTTTTAATCAAATCAAACAAAGACATAAAAAAATCTTTTTTACTAAATGATGCATCACCCAATGGTGTGGTTTTGATTGCACGAACCAAGTCCATAGCATCATATTTCTTTTGATTAATATCTTTAATAAATTGCCCAACAACATTTTGTTGTAGTTTACCAACTTGTTTACTTGCATCTTTAACTGCGTTTACTGAAAAGGTTTGAGTTTCTTTGTTTTGATATCCTCTACCTGTGTCTGTAAATCCTGTTGTTGCTTCTCCAAGATGTTGTTTTGTGATGTTTTGAACATCTAATCCAAATTCTACTACTCGTCTTTTGTATGATATTTGAAGTTCGTTTGCTGACTTTCTCATACCTTCTTTGTTGAGTAGTTTGACAAGTCTTGTGACTTCTTCTTTGATGTATTCTAAATTAGTTTCGATACCACGAGCTGCTGCTTCAAACTCTCGTTTGTCTCTTGGATTCATTTCTTCTTGTAATATAGATTTTAATTTAATCATTTTTGCATATCCTGTAAAGCTTCGTGTGCCTTTAATACTAAATATACAACATCATTCATTACACCTACATCACGTTGTGATTCTACACCCCTTTGTAATTGGTCTACTGCCATTTTCAAAACTTTTACATCTCTACGTAATAGATTATATGCCTTTGGTGAAATTGGTGTTTTACTTTCAAAACTTTCCGGCCCTTGGCCATACGGTTTCTTGTAACCATACATTTTAACAATTTTACCTAAATCTGCAGATACTTTTGTTTCTTTTAGTAAATTTTTTAATTTAATCATTTTGCATACCTCTCTATTTCTCGTTCTATTTTTCCAAATCTTCTTTGAAGTGCTGAGAAATCATTGAAAAAATCTGTTAACATTCTTTTTTCTTTTGGTGGTAAGTTTGACCTATCGTAATCTCTTAAATACTTAACACCTTTAAAAAACAAAGTATCCATTCCGTCATAAATGGTTGTGCTGACTTTTTTCCATTCTTTTTTATCAATGGTGTTGTCTTGTTCAGATAATATGTTTTTTAATTTTATCATTAAAATTTTCCTGACATAATATAATTGTAATATTGTTGAACATCTTTTGCGTGTCTTTCAACATCATCTCTTGCAAAGTCTGTGGTTCCGTAATTAATTTTATCTTCTTTTTCTTTTTGGATTGCCTCTAAATAATATCCATAGTATCTATACAATCTACTTAATTCATCACCTACTTCTGATGCTAACTGATAAGCGTCTGATTCTTGTGTTGCAACTGTTCTATTGGATTGATATTTGTCAATAATACTTTTTACTTTACCCGTTGCTTTAACACCACCAAGTGCTGAGTCCAAAATTTGTTGACAAAAATTAGCTGCTTGTTTTACTTTTGCTGCTAATTTTTTAGGGTCGTTTAATTTTGCTCTCAACAATTCATCAAAGTATTGTTTGTTAATTCTTGCAAATTCATCATTAGTGGTGAATTTTGCTGCACCAAATTGAGCTGCTTGTCTCATTTGTCGTTTGATACCAGCACCCATATAAGGTTGGTCTTCTGATAAATCAATATGGTGGAATTTAACTCCTGGTATTGACATCATACCTGCTAATGATTGATATCCGGTCATATTTAATCCAAATTGTCTATTTTTTGAATAACTTCTTGAACCTGCGTCTATATCTGGAACTCTACTGGTTGTTCTACCATAACGACTTGTTTTAGTTGTTTTACCGGTTGCAGTCATTACATTGGTTAATGGTTTCCAACTTTTTGTATACCAAAGTGGTTTTCCGTCTCTCAATACACTAATCAATGTAAATTTTTCAAGACCGATATCATATTTACCCCAATTTCCTGTGTTACCTTTTTGTGGAACCGATACATCTTTATCAACATAAACAAGTTCAATTCCTTTTTTAAGTGGTTTGGTATTGGTTTTGATTTCTTGGTCTGTGATTTTGTCCCACTCGATACCAAGTTTTGCTCCGTATGACCAGAAGTCTGAGTCGTTTGACCTCCAATTGTTTGTCAATGCACGAAGTTTACCTGCTGCAAATGCCTCAGTCATTATGATTTTATGTTCTTTGATGATATCTTTAATTTTAATCATTATACAAAATCCCTTCTACCTTTTGATTCACCTTTACGATAAGATGTATGTTGTTTAAATAATTTAACTACTTTTTCCATATCATTTGGGTTTTTTGTTTCAATTCCCACATATGATGCGTAATTCTTTTCTGGACTTCTTCTGTCTGGTGCATAATATTGACCTGTAATTGGATTGTTTGCAGTAATGATAATAATATCTTTGTTTCTCCAATAAAAATTATTTCCTGCAGACCAACTTACTCCTGTTGATGAACCTTTTGCTATTGTTGGAATACTTAGTGCTTTTAAAAACTTTTTAAATCCACCTGGTTTGAAGTCTGTTAAATCAAATCCGTGTTGTGCTCCGTCTTTAAAAATTTTCATTGCTTCATTTAAAGAATTTAAACGAAAGTCTTTCCAAGAATCACTTATTTTCATTGCTAATTTTTTGTCCATTTAAACACTCCTTAAAGTAACGTTTTTACCGAACTTATTCCACAAATTACCCATAAATCTGATTAATTGTTTTTCGTTCATTGTGTTAATTTTATCTTTTGCGGCTTGTGGTGCTTTATCATAAACTGCTTTGAATAAATTTGCAGTCAGACCATCAACGGTTTGTCCACCAAGTTTTCCATATGAATTATTTCTTGCCATCATATCTAAAATCTTTTCTACACCCTTACCTTCATTTACTGATTCTCTCATATCACCACTATAATTCATAGCCCAATTATCAAATGCACTTAACATATCTGAAATCTTTCTTTCTTCTGGACTACCATAAGGATTTTCTTTAAACTTATCTCTTAAATTACGAAGTTCTTTTTGACCAAAGTTTTCGTATCCACCTTTTTTAGCCCATTTTTGCATCAACTGTTTTTTAACTCTTGATATAGTTGAACGAACTTGTGATACACTTGCTTCATTTACTGATTCAAATTGTCCTTTTTCTAATTTATTGGTTATATCTTTTAAAGAACGGGTAAGTTTTTTTATTAATTCTTTGTGTTTATCATCTAAGAAATAATAAGAATTACTATTGTAACTACGAGTATCAAGTGCACTTAATATTTCATATTCAAGTGCATTTCTAAATTTTCCGTCTTTTAAAAAGTCTTTTAATCGAGTTAAATTAACTGCTTTAAAACGGTCATTTTCTTTATCTATTGATGGTTGTAAAAACTTTTTATAAATTGTTTGAACTGCTTTTAATTTATTCACATCTCTTTTAACTGGGTGTTTTGCCAATTGACCTCTTAAATTATTTGCCTGTGAAATAACTAAATCAATTCCGGTTAAAAAGTTTTTTGAAAAATCTTGACCACTATTAACGAAATAATCTTCTTTGATGATACTTTCAAGTTCAATGTCTTGAGTTAAACCTTTTTCCATTTTTTGTAAACTTTTGTAAAATTTTCTGGCATCTCTTTGAACTTCTTTTTTAATGTTGTCAAGTCCATAATGTCTAACCATCATTTTTAGTGCGTCTAAGGTTTGTCTTGACATTGGACTTTTAATTTTTAACAATGCATTTACCATATCGATAGTCGCAATAGTATCTTTTGGATTTGTTTCGTTTACTGATTCTTTTTTATTTAAAATGTTTGCAATTAAATCACCTTTGTATCGAGTTCCGGTGTTTCTATATGCTTTACTAATGTAATCATAAGATTTAGCTACTGCGTTTTTTGCAGTTCTTTCATCAAATCCAAGACCTTGTAAATATGTAATGATTTGGTCTTTTTCTTTTTTGGATTCATTTACTGATTCGTGTAATCCTTTTTTAACCATTCTTTTTATGTGGTCTTTATAAGAACTCGGATTTTTCTTTTGACGTTTTACTTCACCATCAATACCATCTTTATTTGAAAACACAAGTTTAGCAATCATCATTTGTTCTTCTTTATTTGCCCAAGGGAAATGTTTCTTTTCCCAATCCATTGAACCTTCGTTTACTTTTTTCATTTGGTCGTGTGATTTTTCTAATGTTTGTCCTTTGGAAAAATTATCTCCGTTGTTCGTCACGACAAAAGTAACATATTCTGGATTTACCTCTTTTACTTTACCGATTGCTCCGTAATGTAAACAAGAAGGATTGACATCTTTAACGATATCACCTACACCATAAGTGTATTCTGATAATTCTTGTTTAATCATTTCTTTTAAACGATTTATCATTTGTTCCTTTTTCATTGGTAAACCCTTATGTTTGGTTGATGCGAAATCTTTCGCATCTTTTTTCTTCATATCTTTAGCGACATCTTGAACATCTTTCGAAACATCACTTGGATTGATTTCACCTTTGTTTAAAGCGTGAACCATACCCATAAATCTTTGTTGTTTTTTACTAACGGCTGGCATTATTTGTGTATCTTGTTGTAATTTTTGATAATTGTTTTAAATCAAAGTTTTCATTTTTTGAACTCAAAGCTTTAATTATGTCGTTTCTAACTTCATTTTCCTTTTCTTTAATCCTTTCTATTTCTTCTTCACTGGCTCCAACTGAATTGTTATCTATGTAATCTACAAGATTATCTATTTTATCTTTTAATTCTGGATAGTCTCCAAGTTTGTCTAATGTTTGTTTAATCAACCCACTATCTTTAGATGGGTCAAGTCCACGTTGCAAACCTTTTACTAAATTATTTTTTAACTTAGGTTCTGATTTTGGTTTATCACCTACGACTTTATCTTTACCGGATACTTTTACAACCGTACCTGGTCGCATTTTATGTTTTTTCTTATATGCCGCAAAATCTTCTGGTGTTTTAAATTCTAATTCATTGATATTACGAGTTCCGTATCGTGTTGTTATTTCTGATAATATTTTTAAATCTTCCATTATTCGCCTCTGATAATTGAGTTAATTATATTTTCTGCCTTACAATAATCTCCACAAGTTCTACCGGTCAAGGTATTATCTACGGACTCATTCATTTTTTGTGGATATAAGAATGCTCCGTGAGTTGAAGGATTGGAAACAAAATCAAAAGCGATTAATTCAAAGTCATCACCGACTTTTGATACGGTGTCTCCGTTGGCTTCTTGTACCATTTCGACACTACCCAATCCTCGTGAACTAATACCTAATTTGATACCATTTTTAAATAGTTCTTTTAAGATATTACCACTTGGTGTTGTCAAGATTTCTACGGTTCCGACTAAATTGTCACCTTCGAAATGCATTTCCTTGACATTGTGAGAAACATTTTGTAAATTAACTACGGAACTATCTGGGTGGTCTAATTCACCGAGTGCTCTGTTTTGACTTACAAAATTTTCGTTGTATTTTTTAGATTCACGAACTAAAATATCTCTTGGATAAACTCTACCATTTTGATTTTTTGCTTCTGCTCTTTGTAATACACCTTTTACAATCAACTTTCCGTTGTTTTCTTTCATAGACTCATTAATTTGTTCTGGTCTAATATCAAATGGTGTATAATCTACGATAACTTGTTTCATTATTTTAAATTTCCTACTTTGTTTGCCATTTTAACTAACCTTTCAGAAATTTTGGTTAGTGCTTTGTGTGTGTTCTTCCAATAATCTTGAGAACTCATATTTAATTCTGTTTTTAATTTTAAATTCATTTTAATTGTTTTGTCTAATTCGTTTAATGAATCTCTAATTTCTTTTACGGATTGACCAATCTTTTGTTTTGGTGTTAAGGATTCGTCGTTTCTCCATTCGTGATAACGACCCTCACCTATCATTTTTTTGGTTCTTAAAATTCCTGCAAGTCTTTCCATTTCTTTTTGAGCCACTTGGATATATTCATAATAATTATTGAATATTTTGTCTTTAAGTGTTTTATCACCTGTGTTGGTGATTTTTTGATATTCTTTTCGTAATACATCAAAACTTTTAACAAGTTTGTTTACCGCATCAATTTCTTGTTGAGTGACTTCTTTTAGATTTTTTGCTTTCATCAATGCTTCTGCGGTTAAAACTGCTTGGAAAAATCCTCGTCTATTTGTTGAAAACATATAATAAACTCTACCGAGTTCAAACTCATCTATTAATCTTTGTAATGCCTTTTTTTGATTTGAAGTGTTTAAAGTTTTTATCATATCATCATACATTTCGTTTGGTGATGTTTTTTCATTTATTGATTCTTGAACAACTTGTTTAAAAAATGTTTTTCTAACGGTATCTTTTTCCTTTTGTAGTATACCAGCTAATTTTTGAACTGATGAACTATTAAAGTTTTTTGGAAAGTATTTTTTGTAGTTTTGATAATTTTTGTTATCTGGTGAAAATCCCATAGACATAAATGTTGAACCTATTGCTTGTGTCAACATTCTTTCATTTCCACTAAGACCTGAATGATGTTTTATCAAGTTATCTTTGATTTCTTTACCGATTTGTAGTAATTCTTTTCTGTCTGAACCGGTGATTGATTCTTGAACTCCGTCTTTCTTTTCTTCTGAATCTAAATAATGAAATGCTTTTTGTAGATAATCTTTTGCAACGATTAGTTTTGACTGCCACCAATTCGGGAAATCAACTTCGTCTTCCATTTCATCATATTTGTCTAATGCGTCGTATAGTTTTTTACCATAGTCAGCTATTTCCATAGCAGTAGATTTCAACATATCTGGTTCGTCGTCTTGATGACCAACATCTATGTCTTCTTTGATTTTTTTGTATCCACCGACTTCTGGACTTTTGTGTCCAACTGAACCACTTGCGAATGCGTGTGGTGTATCGTAGTGACCTGTACCAGTTCCGTCAATACCTGCGGTTGCAGTTGTAGAAACTTCTTCGATATCATCTTTTCTTAGTTCTTGAACAACTAAGTGTCTAATGATTTCTTTGAGTTTAGCTATTTTGTCGTGATTGGACATTTTTTATTTCCTTAATAAGTTCATAGTATCTCATCAATGCAACCACGTGTTTATCTTTCACGACTTTACCTTTTGTAGCTTCGTCTGTGTAGTTAATAGCTTCTGAAAGTTTAATTTTTGTAATCTTGTCGTTTACCTTTGGAAGTAGTGTCTTTAGAGCTCTCTTGACTTTGATTACTTCTGAATCTATAAACTCTTTTAATGAATTTGTATTAGATACATTGTTGATATATTGTTTCAACAAGTTTTTTTGACTTTCATTTAGAGATTTATATTTTTTATTAAACTTATCCACTAATAACTGATAACTTAACAATCTTAAATCTTTTTCTTGTGAAGAATATTCACTCATAACTTGTTTTTTTACTCTTGTTTGTTTAGTTTGAGTAATATGTTCAGTTATGGTGATTGATGAATCTGTTTTTGCTAATGGCCCAAAGTCTTCTTTGCCGGTTTCTGTTTGAAATACACGATAAACCGATGCCAATACTTTAAAGTTAGGAATTCTTGTATTAAAGAACTCTTTGATGTCGTAATTTTCTTTAATTGATTTAATTAGATTGAATTTTTCGTTTGCCAAACGACGATTTGACAATTTACGACGACTTTTGACTACTGCTTCTAATAATTGAGATGCGTGAGCCAAGTTTTTGTATTTTTTATTCAATAAGATTGAATATAATTCGTATTCTTTACCTAATTCTGTTTTATTATTAAAGAATTCTTTAAATAATTTAACTGATTTAGCGTTTTTCTTGTCATTTATCACATCTACTGTGATTTGACGAGATAAAAGTTCATAAAGAATACCTGTATTCTTTATCTTATTATGTTTAACATAAGACATTTGAGCTCCAAAGTATTTGTGTATTTTATCAATAATAAATATAAAACTTTCAAGAAATCGGTATTATTTCTCTCCGTTTTCCTTAGTATATTCATTATATTCTTCTTTTAATTCATCTACTTGTTTGGTTTCGTTCAGTATGTCCTTTGACTTATTACCCATTGTTTTCTTTAATGCATCGTAGTGAGCGAGTGCTAAAGGTCTTCTATTTTTAGTTTGTTTCCCTAATGGGTCACGACCTCTTGCTCCACTATCTTTTCCATAGTGATTCATCTCTTGTGGACGACCACCTTGTTGGTCTTCCGGTCTGTCGTCTTCTCCGTCATCAAATGGGTCAAATATGGAACCTGCTACTGTATCGGGTGGTGTAGAAGTTTCATCTTCTCCGATACCAACTGATGCCATATCACTTGGTGTTCCGATTGACTCACCTGATTGTTGTGGGTCATTACCTTCCATTTCAATCTGTGAGTGTCTGAATTTTTGTTTTTGGTCTTCAATGATTTCATTTTCAATTTGAATTTTTTCTTCTTGTGAGAAATTAAAAATGTTATCATAAATCCAATTATAAGGTAGAATTTTATCACTCAACATATCACGAGCTAATGAAACTTTCTGTCCCCATAATTCAATCTTTTCTTGTTCATACATTGTTGAAGGACTTGCTAATTCTAATTCAAAGTTTACCAAGTCTTCGTCGGTGTATCCTTGTGAATATAAGTGAACTACTGCTATCTTTGTTAATTCTGATACAATAATTCTTTGTATTCTTTCAATGGTTCTGGCAAATCTTACATCTTCTGCTGCTAAGGTTGCTTTACCACCGACATTTTCATCAAATCCTAAGAATGCTTTTGGAACTCTTAGTGATGCTAATAATTTATTTTTTAGGTATTCGACATCTTCGGTTGAATCATAATCAATACCACCTAACTCGTTGATTTCTGTTCCTGAATCTCCACCACGAACTGGTAAGAAGAAATCTTCTGTTAAGTTTTGGATATTGTATTTTAAATTATATTCACCGGTGGATTCATCAACAAATGGTGTTTTCTTCATTTTGTTAATGATTCGTTGCATATAATTGTCAACTTCGTTTGGTGGAATGTTTCCAATATCAATCTTGAATACTCGTTTAGAAGGTGCTCTCATAATTCTGTGGATTAACATCGCATCTTCCATAAGTGTTAATTGTTTCCAAATCTTTCTTGTGGATTCAATCATAGATTTACCATAAGGTAAGAAATTACTATCATTAGCCATTCTAAAATGTGCAATTTGGAAATTCTCAAATTCTATTTTTCCTTTACCACTATTCTTTTGTCCGAAGTAAGGGTGTGCTCCCTCAATACTTTCTAAGTAAAACTTTGTATAATAAGGATTGGTTGGGTCTTCACCCTCTGCTCTTACGATTTCATAAGGTGACAATGGAACTACATTAGTAACACCATACTTTTCATTAACATCTAAATATAAAAAGAAATCTCCATACTTTACCATATTACGAACCCAAGGCCATAAATTAAACTCAACATTCATAATATCATAAAATAAATTATGTAGAATTTCTTTAATGTTATTGTTTTCAGATTTAATCTTAATTACATCTCCGTATTCACCTTTCATAGTGGATTCATCTGAATAAATGTCTAATGCTGATGAAATAATTGGGTCGGAATCCATTGATTCATAATCTTTGAATAATGCCAATCTTGCCGCCATTATTTGATGAACGGTGGAATAACCTGTTCCGACTAAATCTAAGTTGTTGTGTAGTTTTGTATATCTATCAACAAGGTGTGATTTAACCTGTTTTTGAACTTGGTCTGTATCGGCAATCTTTAATTTTTTACCACCGACATTACGAACAATTACATTTGTTGCAAATAATCGTTGTAGTCTACCAAATAATGTTGTATCTGCCATTTTTTACCTCACTTTATAAAAGCCAATCTAATGACTCTTTATTCTTTCCTGTGTCCCACTCCCAACTATCGTTTTTGTTATCGTTAGGTGTGTATAAACCCTCGTTGTCCATCATACGACTAAGAGTTTTCTTTGTTAATTCCACACCTTGTGTTCGTAGTCTTAATGCAGTATCACGAACCCAAAGTCCAATTGCAAACGACATAACTAAATCATCATTGTATCCGTTCATCGCTTGTGCTCTATTATTTATATAGACAAAAGTAAGTAATTCGTCAACTAATCGGTTACTACGAATCACTACACTTTCCTCTCTAAAAAATTCTTCTAACTTACTAATAATTAGTGGTCTGGTCTTAGAAGTCGTTGAAAAACCAGCAATCATTCTTTTTTCTTCACTATAATGTTTATTAGTGACTTGATGTTGAACATCTACATATTGTAAGTCTTTACTTGTGTAAAATAAATTTGGATAATCTCTATCGATTACCTGTTGGATTGTTGCCCAACCAATATTGTTGTTTTCTATAATTAGTAAAGCATCAT